AGGAATATATAATGGTAATGAATTAGGTAATCCATATATTGACTCAGATACTAGACCATCATATGGTTATAAAAAAGGTAATTTTACAGTATCTAAAGACCATGCTGTAATGACTAAGATAAGACAATTTTTAGACACAACTACTAAAAGTAGTACTGGACAAGAGAATGGAACACCACTTAAATGGACAGAGGTTATTAAATGGGGTGGAGACTTCACAGGTAGTGGTGGCGGTGGAAGAGAACAAGTCACTTCAACTGTTGACACAGTACCAGATTTCAGTATTAAAATAAATGAAATGCATCACTTTGAAATTAGAGACGAATATATGGCTCAGTTTTTCACTAAGTATGAACCTAAATTAAAAGAATTAGGTCTAACACCACCAAAGGTTCAGAATGATTTAGCTAACATTTATGCGGCAGCATTTGGTGATTACGAAAAAGATAAAACTTTAGTTAATCAAGAATTGAAAGATGATAAAACTGAAGGTGATGAAGTTAATCAGAATTCAAATATTGATACTTAAATTTGTATTTTAGGTTATTTTTATTTATATTTGCAATATGATAGGTAATATTATATCGTCTAATGAGCTAAAAGTTGATGAGAATTTCAACGTTGTTGATTCTATGGATAAAGCTATAGATGGCTTACCTACACTTATAATTGGTTTAGATAATGTAAGAAAGATAGAGACTGATTTAAATTTTGTTGATAGAAAATTAAGTGATAATACCTATTGGACATTTAATAAACAAGAAAGAAGAGTTCTTTTCGAAGAAGACTTATTCTATTTTATAGAAAATTCATATAAATTTATAAAAGAAAATATTGAATATATATTCATTGATTTTGTTTTGTTTAGTGATAATAAAATTAAGAAAGTCTTCAACAGAATAAAAGAATCTAATAATAATATATCATTTTTACATAATAAAATGATGTATATTTACACTAATGATTTTATTTTTGGTATTGATTTAAGACAGATAGAGTTTATGGGGTACAATGTAGATTCTTTCTTAAAAAAAATCAAAAACCTTTCGAAGGTCTTTTTAGATAATGACGAGATACTTATAGAATATAAAAATAAACTAGGGATGCTTGAAGATGAAGTGAAATATGTCCCTTTATTATATTCTATAAATAAAAATGAATAAAACAATTTTACTTGCTTCATTTATTTTTCCAGAAAGACTAGATTGGTTTTTAGATTATTTGGATAGTAAGTTTGGTATTAAAAAAGATAAGGTTTTCGCCTTTAAAAACTTAGATGATGAATCTAAGGTAATTGTAACCTTTAAATTTGTGATTAGAAACGGTAAAAGAGTAAACTTAAAAAGTTTATTTCCTAACGCAATTCCTATACATAAAAAGGGTACAGCAATTTATACGATAAATGCTTTAAATAAATTAATAGAAACTAATGGTTCTGGAGACTTGGGTAATATTGATTATAAATCAGTAAAAATTAATTGGGATGACTACCAGGACAAAATACTTTTATATAACAATGATAAGTTGAATATATCTACAATTCAGCGTATTTTTTAGTTATTTCTATATATTTATTAATATAACGAGTAATAAAATATGTATTATGAGCGATAAAAAGAATTTAGAAAACAGTTTGAATGATTTTCTTTCTGAAGAAGAAAAGCAAAAACAAATGGAGAACGACCCAAATATGGATTGTAGTTCTGGTGTTTGTATTATCAAAGGAGATAAGTCTCTAGTTGAGAGAATTAATAAAAAAATAATTACAGAAGACGGTAGACAACTTCTCTTCTAAAAAAATAAAGTAAAATGAGAAGAAAAAAAGAATTAAACAAAGATTTACTTAATGAGGAATTAAATAAATTTAAGCTAATGTCTGAATATAAGTTCTATGAAGATAGAGATGATAAGTTAATTTTAGGTGATGATAAAGTGTTAGAGGCAGAAGGTGATGAAGAAGAAGCAGATATTGAATTACCTTTCGGTAGTGAGGATGTAACAGATTCAGAAACTGAAGAGACAGCTGATGAGGAATCAGATGAGCCAGCGGAAGAAGAGCAAGAAGAAATTGAAGAACCAGCTGAAGAAGGTGGTGAAGTTGAATTAGACGTTACTCAATTAGTTAAAGGTTCAGAAGAAGCTAAAGAATCAGCTGATGCTGCAAATGAAAAGATAGACCAACTAATGCAAATGGTATCTAAGTTAGAAGACGCAACTAGTAATATGGATATTATTACAGACAAGATTGATAATTTAGAAAGTGAGATAGAGAAAAGAAATCCAACAGAGGATGAGAAACTTGAAATGCGTTCATTAAGTTCAGCACCATATAATTTAAAATTAACAGATTTCTGGAAAGACCAAGAAGGTATATATGATGTGATGGGTACTGATGATGAAGAAAAAGAATATGTACTAACTAAAGACGATGTGGATGGTGAGTATAATGAACTAGATATTAAAAATAGTTTTGAAGCTGATGAAGATTCATACGAGGTAGATGATATTTAACTAAAAAATACATTATAAATTATAAGGGGATGCGTTAGTATCCTCTTTTTTTTTGCATTAAACTTGCGTAATCAAAAAAAATAATATATATTTGCATAAACAATTTAAAAATACTTAAAAGTACTTGACTTTTTAAAAAAATATAGTATCTTTGTAGTATCAAAAATGTTGCTAATTTTGCAAACAATATTTTATGAATTTTACATTATGAATTTTACTTTACGAATACAATTTAATTAAAAAAAATACGAATATTACGCACTATTAGGACAACTATTAATAACAATTATAAATTTTAAAAAAAGAAAATTATGAGTAACGTTTTTGAAGCAATGATGAATCAGTATGAAAATGCTGGAAACACTACTACAAACACTAGTAGTAAAAAGTACGATTTAAAAAATTATTTCAGTACTTATCTAAAAGAAGGTGTCAATTCAGCCACCAAACAAATAAGAATCTTACCACCATCGGAAGGAGAAACAACACCATTTACAGTAATGTGGGGTCACAAGGCTAAAGTTGATGGTTCATGGAAAACTTTCCCATGTCTTAAGCATGAAGAAGGTGAAGCATGTCCATTTTGTGAAGCTAGACAAGCATTATTAGCTACTGGTAAAGAAAGTGATAAAGAGCTAGCTAAAAAGTATTCAGCTAGAATGATGTACGTTGTTAAGGTGATTGACAGAGATAATCCACATGAAGGTGTTAAGTTCTGGAGATTTAACCACAATTACAAAAAAGATGGTATCTTGGATAAGATTATGGGAGCTGTAAAAGCAGCACAACATGATATTACAGACCCAGAAAGTGGTAGAGATATCTCTCTAGATATTCAAAGAGACCCTACAAATGGGATTCCTGGTGTTAAATCTGTTAATAATGTAATGCAACAAACTCCTTTATCTGATGACCCAGAACAAATGAAAACTTGGTTAGATGACAATAGAACTTGGAGAGATGTATATTCTACAAGACAATATGATTATTTAGCTATTGTTGTTGGTGGAGAAACACCAATGTGGGATAAAGAGAAAGAAAAGTATGTTTCAAAAGAGTCTAAAGAAAGAGAGTCAGAGCAAACACAAACTGATGAACTTGATTCTGAATTAACTATGGGTATGCAGACAGAAACAGAAACAACGCCAAACGTTGTTAATGTTAATGAAGTTAAAGAAGAAGCTGCACCAGTAGTTAATACTGTAACTGTAACTGAAACAACAAGCACTGTTGAAGATGAAGATGATGACTTACCATTTTAATGGTTATAAAAATAATAATAAGGGTGGTCAAATAGGTCACCCTTTTTTTACTAAAAATTAATTAATATGAATATGGCTAAAAAAGCACCTAAAAAAAGTATTGAAAAAAAGAGTTTTGATTTGTCTAGTTTTAAAAAGACAAACGGAATGGATATTACAGTTAAAGAAAAAGACCTTACATGGATTCCTATGTCAGATTCTTTTCATGAAGCACTTAAGATTCCAGGATTAGCTAGAGGTTATTTTACATCATTCAGAGGTTATTCTAACACAGGTAAATCTACAGCTATTTACGAAGCAGTCGCTGGGGCTCAAAAAATTGGTGATTTACCAGTTATTATAGAGACTGAAAGTAATTGGTCTTGGGAGCACGCTAAGAACATCGGTGTTCAGTTTGAAGAGGTTATTGATGAGGAAACTGGTGAAATTATTGATTATGAAGGTGATTTCATTTTTATGAATAGTGATGACCTTTTACAAAGATATAAATTTGTAGATTACTCTAATGGTAATTTTCCCT